ATGAAGCATCTTCCCACCTTTATCTCCATTGTGGTTTTGGCATGGGCGGTCGCGGCTGCGATTCGCGTTCCGGGCAAAGAGCTATCCATGTCCGTTCCGGCCTACCTGATTGCTCAATGCTTCTTTGCGCTGATTGCTTGGTGGGGATTGCAACGGGCTCATGTTTCGAGCCGTGGATACGTGATCTTTTTTGCGCTTGGTTTTCTGATTGTCTTGCTGATGGCCGTTCTTTGTACTTCTAGATTTCTCTCTGCCTTACCCCCAACCCTCGCTGCGGTGGCTGCTATTGCTGGAATGGCATCGGCATCGGCCACCGCAATGATGGCTTATTGGAAGCTGCTGAATCTCTACCCTCACGGCACTCCCGCAAGTCTGCTTAGCACTATCTTCCAAGGCTCAATTCTTAGCGCTTGCGGCAGCGCAACTCTACTGACGCTGTTTGCCGATCTGCCTAGACCGACCCAAGTTGCGGCAATGAGTTTGGGGCTGTTCTGGCTGCTGCTGGGCTCGTTTTTCTTTGCCTATTCAGCAGGGATTCTGCGGATGCATACCACATGGTCACGGCTGAACCACTACATCCCAATGATGCTGGCAATCATAGCGTTTGGCTGGATGGCGCTGAATCTGAGCGGTTTGCAACGGGAAACGGTCAGAGAAACGATTTTGGTTAATCAGACAGTGGAGGCGCAATGAGATTCCTAATTAATTGGCTGATACGGCGAGCGGTTACACGGCGGTTGAGGAGCTATCGATGAGCGACCCAGCAGAACAGATGGCATACGAAGCAGGGCTTGACACGGCACACGGCGGGAACTGTGTGACCGAGCATGACCTCTGCGACCAATGCAATCACCCGATGCATTCAGGGCTGTGCGAGCAGGATCGCACGATTGAATGCGGTGGCATTGAAATTGACGGGACATGCGGCTGCCCCGGTGACTCAGATCAGCAAGATTTGATCGCAGCCAAGCGCAAAGTGGAACGAGCCCTGTTTATAAACGGTGGACTTCGGAATTTCTTGACTGTGCGGCGAGGTGTGTGATGCGCGACTTTCGCAAATATCGACTGATCGTATTCTCCGGCCGCCAAAGCCAGTACGAGCCTAAGAAGTGCGAGCTGTGCGGCCAGCAATTCAAGATTGCCGACAAGTATCACGATGGTGGATGGGGCAACCGGGCGCATGTGAAGTGCGTGGAAGTCCAGAAGTTCAGCAGCAAAGGAGCAACAGCATGATTCGGACAAGCGAGCAGATCGGGGAACTAAGTGAAGCTCTGGCAAAAGCTCAGGGGAAGTTCGGTGCGGCTATTAAATCGAGCCAGAATCCAGCGTTCAGATCAAAGTACGCAGACCTTTCAAGCGTGATCGACGCAACGCTCGAACACCTGAATGCTGAGGGCATTATTTGCATGCAACACCCGGCTCTTGAATACAAGGGCGAAGGCGAAAGCCGCGAGGCCATGATTACTGTTACGACGCGGCTGCAGCACAAGTCCGGGCAGTTTATGGAATCAGATTTGTCCATCCCTGCAGTCCAGCGCGATCGGTTTGACGCTCAATCCTGCGGCTCGGCAATGACATACGCTTGCCGCTACGCTTTGCAAAGCATCTGTGTGGTTCCCCGCGAGGATGATGATGGCAATGCCGCTGCCGGGACTGGCTCGAAGGAAGCCGCGCAAGCCATAGCCGCCGGGAAGCTCGACGCCTACAAAAAGACCGGCAAGCTCCCAGCCTCGACGCCTAATCCTGCCGAAGCTCCCAGGGTAACGACTCTGTTTTACACAATGCCCGAGAAGCATAACGGTCACTTCGCGGAGTTCACCAACATCAAGCCATTCTTTGCCGCGAACCTGGACAAGGAAGACAGCCTGCGAATGGTATTCACTGCCCATGGCGCTAAGGGAACCAAAGCCGATACTGCGCTGATCCCGATAGAGAACCTAAATGGACTCTTGGAAAAGCTGGCTGGAGATTGTGGCGTCGACGTTCACAAGCTCGAACGGGCGAATGCTTAAGTTTCCTGTGGGGCGAAATCTAAAGGCAAAAGGAAACTCCCTGATGAATAAAAGACGCCTCTCGCCCCACGGAAAAGGAATTAGCTGATGCCGAAATGGTCAGAAGAACGGGAACGGCTGCGATGGCTAATCAAGGAAGGGAAGTTACAAGACGATGAGCCATGCAAGGTGCTGTTCCCGCGGATGGATGCAAAGAAGCGGATACAGAACAAGGAAAAGTCAAAGCGAATCGTAATGCAGACAGACGAGCAAAACTACAGCGAATTTCATGCGATGCGCGAGGCTTACACCTTGGAGCTAGGCGAGAACCCGACGCTAGTGATGCTGGCAATTATTGAGGCAATGAAAACCTTCGATGTGCGCGGCTGGAAGGAGCAACGCGATGGCTCTGGTGAATCGGCGTGATGCGGAAACTACAAAGGATAAGAGGTACGTGGATGGACGTTCTTTTGTTTCACACGGTGGGCATGAATATCTATTTGGTAGAGACGTGGAACCGCGGAGGCGGCAGGTCTTTGACCGTGAGAGTGGAAGGTGCTGGAACTGCGGCGCTTACTACGGATGGGACTACGGCCACATGGACCACATTATCGGCGGTCGAGGGCCGCAGCGCTGCTGGTGCTTGCATAACCTCAGATGGAGCTGCCCCAAATGCCACGTAGTCAGGCATGGCCGGTATCCGCGATTTGGCGAGAAGCCAAAGCCCTGGAAGCAGCAAGAGATTGAAGTGCCGTTTTGAGTTTTTTTGTTCGTGACTTTCGCTTTTTGTTTGTCAGTTAAGACACTTAGGAAGGAGCAGTAAATGAACGTACAGCCTCGATATAGCTGGGAATTGATTAACCAAGAGCTAGATGAAGAACGCCAGCGGCAGAAGCAGGCTATTGAGAACTTCTACCGGGCCTATGGCGATCAGCGACCGGGAATCCCCGGCAAGACGCTACTTGCAGCATTTGCGGGGGTCTTGGTCACCGGAGTAGTTGCATATGCCTTTATCTACTTGTTGTTTTCGCTTCCGTTCGGGAAATAGACCAGTGGGCTAGATGTGAAATGTGAGCGATGCAAAGCGGATATTCCGGCACGGAATCAGCAGTATGTGCGGATTGGAGGGGAATTGATTGCTTACGAGATTTGCGAGAAATGCCAGCGGGAACTTGAGCAGAAACTTGAGGCGTACCCGCCCATAAGGAAAAAAGAGAAGCACCCATAAATTTTTTTGCTCTTTTTCAGAGTGTGCAAAAGTGAACAGTTTTAGTACCGGTCTAGAGTGCCTTCACTCCGAGCCGCAAGGCTAAATGAAGGGCGCAGGAAATCAGTTGGAGCTGAATCGCTTTCAATAAACCCGGGCTAACGGTTGGCCACTCCGTTCCGGTGCCTCATGAAGCGAGAAGCTCCTTTTGGGTCGCCATTCTTAGCCTTTCTATGAGGCTAAAAGTGGCTCTTTTGAAGTTAGGTTTTAAGAAGTTAAGAAAGCGAGGGCCAAATTGCAACTCCCAGCTTGGTTGCACGACTGCGAAGAAGCGTGGAATGGTTGGGTGGAAATGAGGAGAAAAATCAAAAAGCCGCTGACAGAAAGAGCGCAGCGCATGGCAATCAGGAAACTAGAAGAATTAAAGCAGGAAGGCCATGATCCGCGATCAGTGCTTGAGCAGAGCGAGTTTCGATGCTGGGCAGGATTGTTCCCGGCCTATGGGGAGAAGGCAAGCTCACGGCCAGAATTCACGGACCAGCATGGAATGCGCTACACGGTAACAGTCGAAGGCACTAGGAGGTATGTATGATCACGCTAGGAGTGAGGCTAGAGGATTTCAACAGCATAACGAAGCACATGTGCGGTCGCTGCCGTGATTTGGCGGAAGATTTGATGGTTGTTCAAGTGGAAGAAATTCCACAGGACAATCTGCTCAAGCTGCGGAGAAACATCTGCAAGACTACTGGGCTTTCGCTCGCAGAATTAATGGGGCGATGCCGCAAGGCTCATTTGGTTAGTGCGAGAAGGATATTCGCTAAGAAAGCACAGCAAATGGGCTTTTCGTATCCGCAGATCGGCAAAGCGATATGCCGCCACCACAGCAGCGTGATTCATTTGGTGTGTTCATGAGGAAACCGAAGCTAACCAAAGAAGAGAAACGCGATCTCTGGCTCCATGCCGTCGATTGCGCGAATGAAGCCTTGAGCGGCAAGAACAAGGGCCGCACAGCCTATGAGGATGTGTACAAGCTGGTGGTGAAGGAATACTTGAAATGGAAGGGAAGAATTTGAAGCCTTATTACCAGCACGCGGGCATCACGATCTATCACGGAGATTGCAGGGAAATTCTGCCGTCGCTGGAGACGATAGATACGGTGCTAACTGACCCACTTAGCTTGGCAACTGAGGGGCAGAGCGGAAAGGAAAAGCAAGTGAGCGAGCTATGAACCACCGAGCTTTAGGGCGTCTCCCGGTCGGTGTAATGAACAAGACTGAGGCGAATTATGCTCAGGAGCTAGAGAATCGGCGGCTAGTGGGAGAAATCGCCTGGTACAAGTTCGAAGGGCTGAAGTTCCGTTTGGCTGATAATTGCTTCCTCACGCCGGACTTTGCGGTAATGTTGAGCGATGGGCAGATGGAAGTGCATGAAGTAAAAGGGTTTATGGAAGGCGATGCGGCGGTAAAGCTGAAAGTGGCAGCATCGATCTATCCATTCACGTTTCGCCTGGTGCGGGCAAGAGCAAAGCGAGACGGTGGCGGCTGGGAGATCACGGAGGTATGAACAGGCATTTGATGGAGCTCAAGGGAGAGCATGGCCAGGCTGTTGGTGATGGTAAGGCATTAGCAATCGCAATAATTGTGTACTATCCCGACTCGGATAAGATGGTGGTCGTGGGAATAGACCGATACCCGAAGGAAGAAATACGGGCAATTTTGAAGAAATTTGATCTGAATAGAGGCGAAGACGATTAATGAGCCTGCAATGCGAATGCGGCGGCAGAACACAGGTAATGGAGACTCGCAAGAGAGCGCCTAAGATCGTCTTGCGGCGGCACAAATGCAAGACCTGCGGCAAAAGATTCACGACCTACGAGCGCCCTAGCGTTAATCAAAGAAAAACCCCTATATCTAGTGGTGCTATTGCCTGAAAACCACATTTTTCTTGACACGAACATAAGGCGAAAGCGAAAATAGCACAGATTCGCATTAATCCCAGCCCCGCGCCGGGGATCGTGGCTATAAGCGGCGTCGCAAACTCGAGTTAGATACCGCCATCGCAAAAATCGAAGTTTTAAACCCCTCAACCGGCAGCAGATACTACATCCCCTTTGAGCAAGCGCAAGCTCTGACTAAATCGAGACAAGCGAGCTGGGAGGGGAATAAACGCATTGTCCTAGCGCCAGATCGCAGCAAACGGGCGATTTGGGAACCAAAGCAAAGCGGCTATGCCGGGCCGCTAGTACTACAACTTACATGAAGACCGAAGTGGATACAGGAATCGGTCGCGTAAAGGTTTATTCCCATGGCAATGCATGGCTGGGCTGTGGAATGTCTATCGGGCCGAGCACGCTAAACCTTTCGCTGCTTATTTTGAGTTTGGGCATAACGATTTCCATGAGCAATGCAATATTCGCTAAAAAGTCGAAATAATGTCCCCAAAAACCTTGCATGTGCTGACCGCAATCAAGCAGGAGCTGCTTTCCAGAGCTTCCGCACCCCAAACCCCACAAGATGAGAAGCCAGAAGCGGCTCCTGAGCGGCCAGCACATGCAAACATCATGAGACACGCCCGCACAAAGGGGAGCTCATGGCAGAAATACAAACGAGCAGGGGGCTGGTGATGAGTGAACTGGCTTGTCTGTGCTCGTTACAAGCAAAAAGCAGAAATAGTGCTCTGGACAATAGCCTGTGAGACCGGCGGGGAGGCAATCGCTAAAGCCAAGCGCAACCTCTGTCTCCGCGGCATCGAGCGACATTTCAGCTTCCAGGCATTCAAGGTCTCACTCTTGGAGCTTGAGCGATCTACAGCTATTCCTGAGCAGCAAAAACCGGATCAGGCGCTGGCGGTGGGCAATGGCAGCAGGTAAATGATTGAGAGTAGCTGTGGTGGCGCTAATCATCATGATTCTGGTCCTAGCAGCGCTGATTTATGCTTTCGAGCTACCGAAGATCAAAAACTGCTGCAATGCTCAAGAATGCGCCAAGCAGCACCGTGAAGAGGATTTACTCGAAGGATTTCAGTGGTGAGAGTGTTATGCCTGCTGCTCCTAATGATTGGGCTCCTGCAGCTCTATTTGATTGCATCGGCCCGGGCTGGGATGCATGGTGCGGTATTCGTATATGAGTCTAACGCAGCAGGTGAGGGCATTTTAACCCCAATGATGGCCCCAGAGATCGGCGTACAGCTAAAACAAGGCCCGCGAGAGATCAACCACGGCGAAGTATTAGTCTGCAAGCAAGGCAGAGAGGTATCCCGCGTTAAAGCCATAGATGGCCAAGATGCTGAGGTCGTGGAGTTCAGACTCGACTGCGACAAGCGGATCTTCATCCTCAAGAGCATACATTTCAGCGAACAATGAGCTTAGGGACAGTGGCGGTAATAACCGAGTGCGAGTATGAGCCAATTGCGATTCCGGGCGCACTCCAGCAGCCAATAGAAAACACCCCGCCGAAGCCAGCAAGACCAAGGATAGCAAGAGAGAAGAGAGAGCGAGTAATAAGCAGGGCCTGTCGGGAAGTCATTGATAATCCTAAGGCTAGTCCAAAAGAGAAATTGAGGGCGGCCACAATCTTAGAGAAGCTGGTCAGGGCCAAGGATTTAGCCTCGAAAGAACGCAAGAGGAATTTACGCCAGTCAAAAACTGTCACTGACATAAATGGGCGCATTGGTGACATTTTGCGGCGTACTGGGACTGAATAAGCGAATTGATACAGAAGACAAGTTATAGGACGCACTAAGATTATCCTCAATGGAATGTGTGGCTTGGCAGAAATCATAGAATTATGGGATTCGACTTTCGCCCCTTGCAGCGAAGAGATAGCGAAAGGCTGGGGCTGGCAATGAGGGCCCGAAAATGGGGGTCGGGGGTGGGGGGTAGGTCGCCCCGCCGGGTAGGGTCTCGATCTGCTGCAGGGCACCTTAGCCCCCTGCCTGATGGTTTTTACCCGCTAATCCTTCGAACCAACCCTCCAACCATGCTAACTCGCGCCGAAGTCGACCAATACTGGGCTGGCAAGGTCTGCAAGGTATTCCATATCCCGGCAACACACCCAAGAGATGAAGGCGGGGCGCAATCGGGACCGGAGTAGAGGTGAGTATCGAAAGGGCATCAGTGCTGGCAGTGCCGGGGCCTGGCCGAGACGGTGTAGACGTGATACTGGGGAACCCCAATTTCCTCTACGGCCAATGGGAATCCGAGTTCAAGCCGCTACTGGGGTCTACGGCAAGGTGGGATGGTTTCTGCTATCTAGTGCGGGACTTGCTGGAGCGGGAAAAGCCGGTAATTGTCGAGACCGGGACGTTGCGGAAGCCTGGGAACTGGAAGGGTGATGGCTGTTCTACGGCTATTTGGAACTGGATTGTTGGACGAAAGCCGGGGCTGGCAGTTAGCGTCGATATCGAAAGCACGTCTTGCGATCTTGCCAGAAGGGAATGCCCGGGGGTTCATGTGGTATGTGCGGATTCCCCGACCTTTCTGCGGGGATTCCTACCTTTTGCAATTGATCTGCTCTATCTCGACTCCCGAGACTGGGGGCCGGAAGCGATGCTGGAATCTGCGATGCATCAGGTTGCCGAACTCAGTGCTATTTACGAGCGATTGCCGAGTGGGTGCCTTATAGCCTCGGATGACTCGCATTCTGCAGATCAGGGGAAGCCAGCTCTGACTCGCAGGCTATTGAGAATGCTTGGGATTGAGCCGGTACTGGACTCTTATATTGTCGTATGGCGCAAACCATAAACCGTATTGAGAAAGCATGGGGCCACGAGTTCGTGATCTGCAATGAGCCTGAATACTGCTCCAAGTTTCTGCACATAGACGCGGGCAAGAAGTGCTCTCTGCACTACCACCACGTAAAGAAAGAGACTTTCTATGTGCGATCTGGGCTGGTCAGGTTGGAACAGCGGGACGTGCGGGGAGTAGCGATAGACGAACTGCTGAAGCCCGGGGAATCCAGAACCATCATGCCCAAGACACCGCACAGGTTTAGCTCGAAGTTCGGAGCCGTGATTCTAGAGACTAGTACCCATCATGACGATGCGGATGTTGTCAGACTCGAGCCTAGCGGATGTTTGTAGTTGCCCCGGCGGAGGAAGCCACGGGGGAAGCAGTACTTTCAGTCATCGATGCCAAAAAGATACTTCGGAAGCGGGAATTGACCTATCAGCTTAGGCCGAACGCTTCAAATGCAATCGATCTGGCCTGTACCTATTTTACGGTGGGGAAAGGGCATGAAGCTCTGGAGCTGGCCGACATGGTGGCTGGTCGGCTTAAAGAGGTTGATGGCATCCCCGCGAACATCCGTTCGACCGTCTTTTTTAACCGCGGGATGTTCCTGAGAGGTTTTGGACGGTTCAAAGAAGCTCAGGCGGATATCAGCCATGCCTGGGCGCTAGACCAAACTTCAGCCTATGTAGCGATGGCCCGGGCCGAGGAGTATTTGCGGGATGGAGAATGGCAAGAGGGCTGGAAACTCCATAATCGTGTCAGAGGTACGTGTGACGGTGGAGCACTCGCCTGCGGATTGCCGGTATCCTGCAAATTCTGGGATGGAACAGACATTCCGAGTCACTTGCTGGTCATTAACGAGGGCGGAGCAGGTGACCGTATCAATTACACCCGATATTTGCCACTTCTCACTGAACGCGGAATAAATTGGAGTTTCTTCTGCTTCGACGAATTAAAGCCCTTTTACGATCGGCTGCCGTGGATCGGGCCGGGAAGAACGATAGGTGAGAAGGATAAGCAGGAATTCTCCCCTCCCCCAAGTCATTGGACAACGACTTTTTCGCTTGCTGGGCCGCTGGGGATCGACCCCCGGGATATACCCGACTTCCCGACACCGTTCACGGCGCCGAAGAATGAATTTGCGATCAACCGCAATGATGATTTGCCGGTTATCGGGCTCTGCTGGAATGCAAATGAGCTGTTTCAAGGTGGTTTGAAGGTCAGAAGCCTCACTGAAGGGCAAGCCATGCGGTTGGTGTGCATGACTGCAGACAAGGTTCACTGGGTAAACTTGCAGCACGATCACAAAATGCCCTACCCGGTCATCAATGTGCCATTTGAGAGCTGGGAAGATACCTCAATTGTGCTCGACAGGCTCGATGGGCTGGTAACAGTTGATTGCGGAACGCTTTGGCTGGCGCTTGCAATGAAAAAACAGACTGCGGTCGTGCTGACAAGCTCCGAAGACTGGAAATTCTCCCATAACTGGTCGACTACCGCGAATTTGTACCACAACGGACCAAGTGAAAGCCTTTTCGATGCGGAAAAGGCGATTGACAAATTAATTTTAGACATTCGAAAGGGAATCTGGCCGCAATGAAGCGTCTACTTCTTACCATACTTGCTCTGTTAGTTCTTCCGATTTGCTCTTTCGCTCAAACGAACACTGCGGCTGGCAACCTCACCGCCGCGAGCGCTAGCTGCCTCGCCACGAACTGCACCACGCTTCGTTTCTATCCAAATACCATCAGTGCCACGATCACACTTAGCGGTACATGGTCCGCCACGGTGCAATTTGAAGTTTCAGGAGACTTTGGCAATACCTTTGTGGCCGCCCCAGGCACTGCATCTTCGACAAGCAATGGTTCTACACAATTCGGTGTCGGCGGATACACCAACATCCGGGCTAGGGTTTCCGCTTTCACAAGCGGAACGGTAGTGGTCACAGTCGTAGGAGCCACGCAGAGCGTTTCGAACGTTACCACCATTGTTAATGGTGGCGCAGGAGGACCGCTCGCCACTCCCAATCTCAGCAGCTGGTATTTCGCTACAAATTGCAACAACGCAACGAACTGCACGGCAATTAAAGCCGATGGCGCTATCCTTACGGATTGCACCACCGTAAACACTTCGAGCACGGTAACCTGTCCCGATGCTATTTTCACCGCATCCGATGTCGGAAAATCAGCTTGGGCTACAAGCCTTGGAACGGGGAACGGCTTAGCTATCAACGCTTTGATCTCCTGCCCGATAAGCACGATCGCGTCCGTAAATAGCCCGACAAGTATTACACTCACAGCGGCAAATGATTGCACCTCATCGCTGACCGGAAACGCTGCTTTCTTCTTTGGAACTGATGATGGGGCCACGATTGCGGCAGCGATGGCCGCGAATGTGGCGAATTTCGTTTTCTCAGTCGGCAACGCCAAAGTACCGGCTATCTCGAGAATTTTCGTGAGCCAGGGATTCGGCAATACCCTTGCATCTTCGCCGGTCACGAACATTTCTCCATTTATCACGATCAGCGGCGGTGCGGCAGCTACGAGCGCTGCGTATTTTGTCATTATGCCCAACTTCAACTGGGCGGGATGCACGGGGAACAATGGAACACTCTCGAACGTTTGCTTCGGAGCGAAAGCCATAAATATGAATTACCTCAGCTTTGGCGGCTTCGGTCTCAACGGGACTGGGGCTTGCCCCGCCGCAGCTCAGGCTAAAACCGTAGTAGCTCCTGCAACTCTTGTTAACCAGAACTATGAATTAAACCTGAATGGTATTTGCCCGGGAACATTAAACTTGGCTGGAATTGAAATAGATGGCCTGGATTCGACGCTGGAATGGGGCGGGGCAATCCATGTCGGAACAGCATCATGCGTTGTTGGGGGAGTGGGCGTATCTGGCTTTTACAATGATTGTACCAATGACGGATCTACCGTCACTGGTAATGCCTGTGCTTCCGCCACTCTGAATCAATGTGTAGGCTTGTGGGTCAAACCTGCCGCTCAATATCAGGATTTCGGATCGGTATGGCTTGAGAACGCCGTAAATCAAGGTAATTTTACCAGTCGAGCTAGTCACTTTTATGGAGGTGGTACATTCTGGGCGTTGATAAACTCCAATTCTGGCGGTGTGGCTCGACATTATAGCGATGGAGATTTCTTTAACGAAAGCGGTTCTCCTGCCATATCGACTTCATTTGGAATCTTGAGTGACTTCGGCGCTCAAGTCTATTTGCACAATTCCACAGTGAAAGCCGGAGCCGCTGGGACCGTCATTCAAACGAATAATGATGGCGCGGTGGTCACAATCTATGACCAATGCGGGAATTCATTCAGTGGCGGCACGATTTTCACGAACACAGCAAATGCCGGAAACGTAGAAGGCACCTGTTCTGCCGGTGGAACTAAACTTGCCACTAGCAATGTCGGCCTAACTTCAGGCTGGGGAACATCAAGCGTCGCGAGCGTGGCCCCCTTTAGCAATTCACATCGAGGGCGATTTACAATCACTGGCGCGGCGGGCTCGCCCAGTCCAACGCTTACGTTGACTTTCCCAACTGCTTATCCTCTGATCGCTCCGGCAAGTTGCAATCTGTATGAAAATACAACCGATATTGCCACTCTAACGAGCGTGGCCTCAGGCACGCCAACACTGACAAACGTGGTGTTTACGTTTGCGGGTACTCCGGGCGCTGCCACCTACATTTTTGACTATGAATGCGGTCCCTAAAAGTTTGAAGCAGCTTAACGCTCCTTCATTTTGCAGCACAACTACCGTTCGCCACATGGCTTCGGCTTAAAGACTACATCATATGGGTCAGTGGCGAATGATCGGGTAAATCAATGTCAGTAATCGCAGACGCACTAAAACTCACTCCTCCGGCAACAGCTACCGCCGGTGGAACGCAGGTCGTTTGGCAGAACACCGCTGGGGGAAATCTCATCCTCTCGGCTCCCGGTTCTAACCGTCTTTCTGGGCAAACCTTCTTCCTACAGGCAGCCGGGTATGCTTCGGGCGGGGCAGGAACATATACTGCCACGGTTCAGCCGATCCTGTATGGAGATGCTTCGCTCGCGACCGTCACCACCAAGCCTTTGTTCTCCTCAACTGCGGGAACGATTGCTTACACCGGAACAGCCGCGGCGGGTCAGTCGATTCCGTGGGCTTTGTTTGCACAGCTTGAAGGCGACAACGTTTCGCAGATCCTCTACGGCAACGTGGAGTCTCAGGTTGGAGCAACATACAAAACCCCGACTGTCACCGTAGCCCCTGTATCGACGATCAACTTCCAGTCGGAACCCCCAATCAAGTTTGCATTGGGCTTTACCACCGCTGGGACGCTGGGCGCAGCGCCGAAGTTTGTTGTGACGCAATTCAACCTCGTACAGGAGTAATCCGTGCCGTTTGAGAGTAGGGCTCAACAAAAATTTGCCTATGCTCACCCGGAGAAGTTTGGTGGCAAGGAGGGCCTTAAAGAATGGTCCTCCGCCACCGACTTCAAATCGTTGCCTGCAAAGGTCACGCACCGCCAGAAGTATGTCGCACGGTATAAAGCGAAGGTGAAAAATGTATGACACGGTAACTGAGGCGCTTTCCCACAAGCCGAAAATGCCAAAGGGCATGAAGGATATGCGGAAGCACGGTGTAGCGGAGACGCACATCAAACATAACCATGACGGCTCGCACAGCATCACCCACCACCACATGAAGCATGGCGTAGAACCGACAACTCACGGCGCAGAGCATATGGAAGCCTTGCACGATCATCTCGAAGAGATCCTTGGCGGAAAGCCGACAGCAGAGGAACTGGCCGAGAAGTAATGCCCTCCGAGCGATTCGCTCAAGCAGTTGAGAACTACGTCAAAGAGCTAGGCGGGATCTCCGCATATTCCGCCCGAAGAACGAAAGCTCAGACTAACCTCTGGTTTCTGTCCAAGGAAATCTTTGGCCGCGATCTATTCGAATCTACCCATCGGCCAGTCATTGATTTCTTTCTAAAGAAGAAGCCATTCTCTCCGGCATTCAAGAAAGAAAGCAAATATGGCTTGGCCGAATTCCATGCGGCAATTGAAGTTCTTGGGCCGCTGGCGGAGCGCAAAGGAATCTGCCTTTATCCTCGCGGCAGCTACAAATCATCTCTCGATGAAGACGATATAACACAGTTTGTTATCTGCTACCCGGACATTCGGGTGCTAATCATGGTGGGTGAATCTAGCTTGGGAGAAGCGTTCGTTCCCAATATCAAGCAGCGATTCATCCTTGAAAAAGACCGTACCCCGACCGAGTTTCAGTTGCTGTTCCCTGAATTTGTGATTGACCTTGAAGCGGATAAAGACTCAGGTGGGGCGCAAGAGTATTGGAGCCCGGCTCGTAGGCTGGCTCAAAAAGAACCAACGATCGGCTCAATCTCCATTCTTGGCTCAACTTCGGGCTGGCATTGCGATGTTCTCAAGTGCGATGACGTAATCACCGATACCACGCCGGTTGCCGAATCGCGCTCTAGGAATAAGATTGTACGGAAATTCGTCACCACGGCGAACCTGCTTGACCCTCACGGAATTCTGGAGCTGATCGGCACAAGATACCACGAGGAAGACCTCTATGAGCACGTCCGCACTACGCTCAAGGGCTGTCGTTATCTATGCGGCGCTTCTTGGACTGCTTTGCCTCATGCGCGGGAGAAGAAACTAACGGAATTGATTGAGGGCGATGTTGTACTGCTGTTCCCTGAGAGGCAGGGGTTTGCTTTCCTGCGAGAGAAATTGCTGCTCGATGAAGAGACATTCTGCCTCCAGCAATTGAACGATCCGAAACGCCTCGGGCCGACTGTCAAATTCAGACTCGAAGACTTACGGGCTGCGACAACCAGAGTCCCGCAGAATCTATCTTTCGTGCGCTACAACTTCTGGGATGTAGCCACCACGGACTCAGAAGGCAGCGACTATACCGCTGGCGGATTTGTATCAATTGATACGCAGAAATGGATTGCTTACCTGCATATCCTGATTATGGACAAGTTTACGCCCACCGAACTGGCTTATCAGATTGCAAAGATGGCCAAAGAAACCAATCCTGAGCGGGTCATGTTCGAAAAGTATCAGGCAACCAATCAATGCTGGCTTGAGCAGGAAGTGAAGAAGAACGGTGTCAGCATGGGCTATGACATTCCAATTCATGCCTTCAAAGTAGATCGTACCAAGATGGCAAAAGGCCACCGCATCTGCGGTTTGGAGCCTCTGATCCGTGGCGGCAGATTGTTCTTTTCGAATCAGATCCCCAATCTGGACATGCTATTCAGCCAATTCACCGTATTTACCGGAGTGCCGCACCCGAAACGCAACGACGATGGACCGGATATGCTGAGTTTCCTTCGCATGGTTATGCCGATGACCGGGCTTGAAATGCCGCGTCCACATCAGCCGGAAATTAGTATGGGCCTGCTCACTCACACGAATTCAGCAGATAACGCAGCTTGGGCAGCAGCCCAAGCAAAAGATTCAGCGGTCAGAGCGTTTCTTGCTCCGCCCGTTCCCGCGCCAATGATTGTGGCCGGAGCACCGAAACCTGAAGCCTATTTCCCGGGACAGTAAATGCCTGAAACCCTTCTCGATAAATTTACGCTGCAAGGCCTCGATGCACAGGTTGAGCGAGAGCAGATTACTAAGGGAGCGGAAGATGAGCTCGCGGCAAGGCGATATGACGATGAAGCAGCGCTGCAAATCCTCAAGCAAGACCTCGAAACGGGCGAAGCGGATAAAGTCCTCCTCGACTTTACCCACCTGTGGACGGTCTCTGACCAACTTTTGCAAAGCCCATGGCTTAATACTTATTTCTTCAACCCCGCAAAGGCGAATATTCCGCGGTATACACTTTCAAATATCCTAGATGTAGTCACAACCAAGATTCACTCGGCGCTATTCTTCGAAGAAACGCCGTTCATGCTCCTGCCCAACCCGAAGTTAGATCAAAAAGTGATGTGGGCAAAAGAAGCAGTTCTTGAAACACAGCTCCGCGAAATGGAATTCGACATTGAATGCGATAAAGGCTGGTTTCAGTGCGGCCACCTGGGAACGCAGATTTATAAATATGGCTGGATGGATAGCACCAAAAAGGTTCCAGTATTCAAGTCCAAAGGCGAAAAGCTCAAAGTCTCAACTCCTCTTGGCGACAAGGAAGTCGATACAAAAGAGTCCGATGAATTCGAACTAACTTATGAGGATAAGGACATTCACCGCCCTTGGCTCAAATGGCGGGATCTGCGCTATCTGATATGCGCCCCAACGTGGAAAGAGGGCGACATTCGGAAATGCCCTTGGGTGATTGATACTGAGTATTTGACCTTCGATGACTTGGATGTGCTTCGCGATACGCCCGGGTATGACATTCCAGCCCGGGAAGATTTGGAGGTGCTGTTCTTTCCGCCGCATGTTGAGCAGTCGCAAGCCGGAGACCCAACCGAGACCAGACCGATCCAAATGCGAGCATGGTTGTCTCACGCCCAAGGCCGGGAGGTAAATGATAGTGCCGATCCCTACTCCAGAAAACTGCGATTCATCGAACGATGGGATGGAAACAAAGTCATCGCTTCCATCCAAAACTCCCACGGATTTCTTCTTATTCGGAATGAGGCCCACGACTTCGGCGCAGTGCCATATCTATCCTCAACGTGGCGCCCAGTCCCTTCCTGCGGATACGGTCAAGGCTTGGGTCAACTTGTTGGGCCTGACCAACAGATCGAAAAGGGGGTTCTTTGCGCGTATTTGGATATCCTTGCGTTCATCGCTCGCCCGTCTTATGTTCGGCAAAAACCTCTAAATGCAGTAACCCAAGACATCAAGATCGACCTCGGCACAATCATTTCAGTGGAGGGGCCAGTCAATGAAGCATTCAAGCTCATCGAGCAGCCCAAGATCGATCAATCACTAGTTCAGGCTATTGAAGCTGCGAAATCATCTGCGGCAATGACTTCAGGAGCAAATGAACTGGTAGGGCAGGGCGGCACGGCTGGCGGTGGGCGGGCAACTGGGATGCGTTCCGGCTCCGGGGCTCAACTTGTCGGGCAAGCTCAGGCAGGAAGACTTGACGGGCCTATGGAAAGGTTCATCCGGCAAGTATTCATTCCCTGGCTTTACATCATGGATGGAATGAATTCAAAGCGCCTTCCGGCACGTACCTTGCGTGAAATCCTCGATGAGGACCAAGAGCACGATTATTCGAAGTTCGATCACATCGCTTGGCGAAACGCGCAAGTGAACTACCAGATTTTGGCCGGTTCGCATCTGGGACCGCGCAAGCAGATGGCAGAGTTTATGCCATTCATTCAGCAACTTGTGAACACTCCCCCGATGATGCAGGCAATGAACGATGCCAATCTGATGTTTGATTTTGAAGTATTCGTAAAGAGCTGGGCGCAGCTCGCAGGATTCAAGTATACCCAGAGCTTCTTCCGCCCAATGACCGACGACGAAAAGCAGAAGCGTGATGCCAATTCACAGGCGGCACTTGAAGCCAAAAAACAGAACTCCGCATCGGCCCTGCAGAACCAGAAAGACGATGGCAAACTGCAGCAAATCTCAGCGGAAGGTATGTCCAGGGCAGCGGAAAAGGTCATGCAGCATCTGGCGGAAAAGACTATGGGGCCGGAAGTGAATGAAGAGAATCCGCAGGTGGGCTCTTGACAAAATACATCGTTAAACTCACCGAGCAGGAAGAGATGAACATCCGGCAATTGGCTACTCAGCCAGGGTTTGAAGTAATTTTCAAATTCCTGCAGGGTGAATCGCTAGACGCTCAGACGGCGGCAATGGAATGTACTGAGTCTGATGAAAAGAAGCGTCTGCTTGTCCTTACCGATGCTCAGCGAACGGCGCACATTGTGGGAAATCTGATTCGCAAGCTGGCGGCATACCAGACCGTCATCCAACAGCAAGTGGAAGAAGTCACGGATAGCGAGCTTATCCAGAATCTGTGGAATGTAGAGAGGGCAAACTAGATGGCTACTCAGCCACAAGTTACAGAAGAACCAAAAATCAATGGTCAGCCGGAGGTGGATAGTGAAACGGGGAAGTTCATCCACATCTACCAACCCAGGGATTCGGAGGGGCAGTTCATCGGCAAACCGTACCGTTTCCTCTACACCGATCACATGGACCTCGTTCGGCAGCTTGAGCAGGCGAAGGAGAATGGCGACCGATTCATCTACGAGATTAAGACCGGCAAACGGCAACTCACCGGCGAGGCTGCAAAACCACAGCCATCATTCGCTCCGGCCCCAGAGTCTATCGAGGAAGAGGACAAGAAGCGCCGTGAAGCATTCCGCAAGACAGCGCAGGAAGAATTCGGCGCTGATCCCGAAACCGTTCGGGAAACACTCAAGAAAGCATCGAAGCTAGAGGAGGGAATCACCGCATATCATTGGGCGCTAAACAAACAAGCCGAAGGCTATTATCCTTGCCCTGAAAACGCCAAGAAGATAGGCGCATGGCTGACAGAGAAGAAATATGCGAATACCCCGGCCAACTACGATTTAGCTTTTGAGGAACTGCGAGACTCACTCGTACAAGAACCGAAAGAGCAAAAACCTGCGGACTCCACGCAGCAGCCGCCCACTCGGGCAGAAGTAAAACCGCAATCAACAGGCATCATTCCCGGTCAGTTCAATGGCACCCGCCTACCGAACCGCATCGAGAAG